CATACAGCATGGGCGTGTGATTGTGATTCAAGGCCATACTTAAGCTTGAGATGTTTGAGCTTTTGTTTTGCTTGACGCACGGCGACTGGGCGGCTGCGTCCCTTCTTCTTCCACTGATGTGGTGTCGCTGTCTTGTACTTGTTGCTTGATTGCATCGCGTAAGTCCTTGTACTGTTGTGCCCATTCATGTTGGGGAAAGTAAAACAGCCAACACTCAATTGCATTGACAAGCAACCAGTCCTTGCTCTTTTGTTCAGTCATGATTGATAGTTATTGGTGAGTGGTGGCCTACACGCTTAGCAGCATTAGCTTTGGCACGTTCTTGAGATAACATCCACTCAGGAAATGTTTGCCTTCGTGGTGTGTGTTTGCCTCTAAAGATGCTGCTCTTTTGTGGACCTACCTTGCGTCCTTTGCAGTGCATGTGTAGTTGGTTGAGTACATATGCGAGGGAGTGAGTCCCTCATAAAACCCACCTACCCATGTGGATAGGAAGGGTAATAGGAGAGAGTCAGGCGAAGATGTAGCCGTTAACAAACTCTTCAGAGTTGTAGACCTTGCTGGTTCCAGCTTGGCCTACGAATTTGTGAATGTACCAAGTGAAGTTCTTTTGAAAGATGCCTTCACCTTCAATGCAAAACTCTCTGCAAATAGCATTGAGCCTAGACTTTGTGGTGTTTGATTGCCAACCACCATCAAAGATTTGCACATCAGTGTCTGAGACTTTGGCAATCAGGTTGCCGTGAAGGTATACATTATGCACACCATCTGAGTCCTTGCTGACACTGGTGTTTGCTTTGGACCAGTGCTCAAGATTGTTGCTGATTGCAGCACACATCTCCTTTTCGATCTTACGCATGTTTGGAATGTACGTGAGTGGATAAACGTAGCACTGAAGGCTACAGAAACCCATCAAAGAATGATGGGAAGATGTAGACATCAAGCGGTGATAGGTGACACGCTGAAGTCACGAACACGGAAGCGAGTTCGTGGGGTTTGCACCAAGTTCCTGTTGACCCAGAAACCCAACGACATGTTGGGATTGAGTAACAGGTTCATGATGGCCCGACGTGACACGTTGGTGTATTCGTACTGATAGCCATCGGTGAAGGTGGCACGTGCTACCCCAGAAATGGGATTGACGGCGAGACCTTCGATGGCAGCTGAGGTACGGTAGGAAACTTGAATGAACATGTAGAAATTTGAACGATGAAGAGCAGCTGAAGGCTGCAATCAGGGCTGAGTCCCTGATGGAAACCATCACTCTTCGGTGATCAGGTTGATGCATGGATACACATCCTTCACCCTTTCGGGATAGACGGCCATGCATTCACCCTTTACCCATGCTTCGTTGATGTCATCAGCTTGGACATAATCACAAGCTGAAACAACACGACCACGAGTGAACTGAATTTGATACAACATACTGTTGCGACCTTGTAAAGAAATGACTGCGGCCCGACTCAAACGGGCAGTGCGTCGATGCACAGCGCAGCCGGTGCCATGAGCAATTGAGCCTGTGGCTCGGCCTCACACCGTGTGGTGTGGTCGATCTCCCAGCTCGTGACCCACTACATACCGTAGTGGATGCTCAGCCCAGGAACCCATGGGCTTAGTCGCCACCTGATGACGAGCTGCTTATGCGGTTGTCAAGGTTCTGGGGAGCAGTGCTGGCGGTGTAGTTGCGAGACTCTCCTCACCCTTTCAGGGAGAGTCGAGCTACGCACCGACAGCCAGCAACTGAGGGAATCATACGGCAGTGGAGAGGAGTAGATGTGTATCACTCTGTACCGTAGTGGAGCAGATCTGTTGCAGTGCAGCAGCTATCAGTCTTGCTTATGTACCGATAACTGTTGCTTATGGGAGGCCAAACAGATCGAGCCACCTAGAGTTCTCAATAGGTGCCGCTTGTTGAGAATCAATTGGCCTGGTTGTTGAGAATCCTATGTAGCTGCGCCTAGATTGAGTATCTAGCGCGGCCCCGAGACCCCCCCTGGGGGTGATGTTGCGGCCCCGCATATGCGTATGCCTTCACAAATTTTTGCCCGAAAGTGAGCCAGATCTGCTGCACCCTGCGACAACCTGATCCAAAGGTGATACTTTTAGGTGGGACGGCGCAGCGCGAACTGCCCGCCCCGTGACCAACTCAACCACGATTGAGCTGATGAACTCATTCTCAAAGAAATTCTCCCCATCTGTCGCTTCTGTTCCCGTTCTGACACGAAAACCCGTCAGAATCACAGCAACGATCAACTGGAAGACCTACCAATCCCTTGTAGACCAAAGCGGCTACGACGGAAGATCTATCAGTAACCTTGTTGCATACATTCTAGAGTTACATCTAGAAGCCTCTACAAGGCCCCTCTAACTATTCTTTGACCTCCTTATACCAAGGAGCAGTTAGACGCATCTCAGGGAGGCTTACAGAGGCCTCTGACGGCTTCTCTGTGTATATCGGGGTGGTGTAATCAGGCATGGGAGGTTCTACCTTCTCATACTCCTTAATTGCATCACCCACCTCATCCTTTACCCTTTTACTAATGACCCAATCTTCTATCCAGACCAACAGTCCTAGCAGGAGGTGATCAAACCAGACAATATCTTGCTTCCAAGCCTTGTACAAGGTCTTGAACTCATTCAACCTAAGCATTACATCACCATCTTGGTCTGATAGTTAGGATCTGTTTCATCCAGGTGTGCTTCAGGACCAAACCCTTCCTTGGCTATCTGTTCCATATCCAATGACTCCTCACTGGTCTTCCCATACTTATCAATCATCTCATCACACCATGTAGACAAGGTTTTAATACCCTCTGTAAACTTTGCACTACCAAATCGTTGTCTAACTTCTTTGGATGTAAAGCAGAAGGAGGAGATGTTCTTGTAGAACACCATGAAGGCATTAGGACCAATCCTTGTCCTACGGTATTGGACAATTAGGGAGGAGGAGTTATGGGGATAGTTATAAATCATATGTTCTACTCATGGGTTAACCTATGTACAATCAAGATGGTCTAGATGGCCCCGGTTTTGTGGACCATCAGTACCATCAAGATTGTCCCGTTACCGACTGTTGGGGTGGGGTAGTTGGTGCTTACAAGATCATCTGAGAGGGGGAGTTGGGTTGTGGTCTTTGTTCCCTCACTGATGATTAGTAAAGGGGAAGTTTTTTAGTCTTCCCCAGTCCAGGGAGGGAGTCCACCCTTTCTCCCCTCCTGTATACGGGGCGGATCAAACCTAAACCCAGGTGGGGACTGAGTTTCTAGTTAAGCCTCTTGCTTGTCTTTTTTGGTCTAGGGTCATGCCCAAAACAAGGTGATTTGTCTCTGCTTCTGGGTCGGTTAGAAAGGCTTCTAGCATGTCGTCCCACTCTTCCCGTTTGCGTTGGTTAACGACCTCTTGGGCTGAGATTCCCATAGCGTCGGTAAAGTACTTAACGCCTTGGGCAAGGGAGTCCAATCTGTCGTCGTGTTTGATGGCAAACTTCTCTCTACACATGCGGCTCATCTGGTAGAAGAGCATGTACAGGAGTCGTTTTTCAGGAGCTTCGTCTTTATTGGAGGCGTAATCCCACTCCACCACCGACCGATCAACGACCAGGCGGTGTTGGTTCATGATGGGTTCTAGGGCATCGATAATCCGTTCTTCTTTACGGACAGTTGCCCTAACTTCTTCTACGCCAATGTTTTGTTTGGTCTGTTGAAGGTGTTTTTTGAACAGCTCAGCCACGATGCCATCACCAAAGTTGGTCTCAATAACCAGTTTGGAGACGTTGTACTTCTTACAACCCCTCAGGATGTCTAGAAGAGTGTTGTCGGAGTAACCATCCCGGTAGGCCCGTATCTCATGGACGTACAGGAACCCGTTCTTTTGGCTTATGTAGGTGGCTGCTGTTTCGTCTGTGCCTCTACCTGACGGGTCAACGCTGCATATCGTTTCATCGTAGTCAGACCACTCTCCCTGAAGCTGCATCGGGGAGTAGAAATAATCACCCGGTAGGCCAACCGTAGGCAGATCCTTGAGACAATTACGAGGATCAGAGCACCAGACAACAGAATCAGGCGCTTTAGTCGGGTTAACAGAGGTAATGATGAGGTCTTGGAACTTAAGGGGGAACTTTTCTGCATCACTAAGGCTCGTATCAAGCATGAACTGCAGCATGAAGTTGCTGCGACCCATGGATGCTTCCCGTTCAACCAGATCCTCATCACCAAAGCGATCAGGGTCAGTGACTGCCCAAGGATCAGCTCCGTTGTCCAGGTCTTCTTGAAGTTGGGGAGCGATTAGCCCTTCATATTGGGAAATCTTCCTTGGGTACCGTGCTGGCCACACAAAGGGGCGGTAGTTGCGCTCTGCCAGCTTGCGATAGACAGTAAATGTGGTTTGAGGGGTTCCCAAATACATGATTCGGGAGTCTTCCTTTGGGGTAAGGATGGATTCAGCCTCTGTACAGAGTTGAAGGAGCTTTTCCCTCATCATTTCTGTCATTGAGTTACCAGGAACCTCAATGTCATCAAGAATCATTAGGTCAGCGCGGCTACCCGTTAGCTGACCCGTGATACCAACCGATTTAACAGAGGGAGCCTGGTGAGGGGAGCAGTTCACATCAAAAGAGATACGGGACCAGCGGGCATCGTCACTCTTAGGACGCAAGTGAACCAGCCAGGGGGTCTCAATGATCAGCTTTTGAAGGAAGATGCTCATGTTGTCTGCCCGTTCTTTAGAGGCAGAGATGATCATGATTTTCTTTTCGGGATTATTAAAGAGCGTCCACAGAACGAACGCTCCTGTAATCCACGATTTACCAACCCCACGAAACGCTTGAATCTGTAGTCGTTTTGGACCGTGCTGGAGGTAGTCTGCAATGGCGTACTGAGCACGGGTAGGAGAAGGTAGGTCTAGTTGACTCCAAAGGGCTTGTAGAAATATTTTGAAGTCTTGCTGTAGGGCTATTAGCACGGAGTCCCCTCTAGGAGCCTCTGTACGGCGTTTTGATACCATTTATGATAGAATGTACCTGAGTGGATAAATAAGGGCCTTGTAGGGCCTTGTAGGGGCCAATCAGCGACCTTTTGTTCCTCTGCGGCCACCCATGCCACCACCAGCGGGTCGATAAGTGGATTTTTTAGTCAGTTGAGCAACACCTGTAGGAGTGTTTGCCATGACAGGTTTTGCAGTTGGGAATAGTTCGTCAATTTGAGTTGCTGGCTTTGGACCTGTTTTGATTGCTCCTGCAGTAGCGTTAAGGACAACTGATGGAGCTATAAGAGCTGGCATACCAATTGAAGCTAGACCTAAGGTGCCACCAGCAGCTTCAAGAGCGCCTGATAGCTTATCGTTGGTAGATTTTCCATTGATAGCTTCTTGTGTGCCTGCCACTGCTGAATAACCGTCAAACAAAGCTCCAATTACGGGAGCAGCTGCTATAACACCAGCAACCGCCTTTCCTCCGGCACCTCCAATAATTGTTTTCAACGTTGTAGGAGCCTTAACATGCTCAAAATGAAGACCGCCATTGAGTACTTTTAATTGCGGTCTCCCAACATTAAACACATCGGCAACTTGCTTCTGTGTAGCAATTGGTATTGGTTCTGATGGAAGAGCAGGTTTTTTAGCAAAAGGACTGTTGCCTATATTGGCAGCTTTTGCAGGGTTTTTTTGCATCCATGCTTTTAGTTTGGCTGGTGTATCTAATTCTGGATATTTCTGTTGCACCAAGCCAATGCGATGCGCTAACTGCTGCTGTACTACTGCAAGTGATTGATCAGCAAAGTTTGAAATTGCGTTGTACAACTCATCTCTATCCAGTGACTTCCAATCAGGCCTTTCGATATTGCGTAAAAGGTCGTGTATGTGTCCGTGATCAATGCCAAATTGGCGCAATTGCAAATTAAAGTCATATGCAGGCGCTAGGTTGTTCCTGTGATCGCCTAAATAGTGCCCCTTTTCTTTTCTTAAGCGTCCAATGACTTTAGTAATGTACTCTCGATCACGCCCCTCTAAAGCTTTGGCAAAATCATCTAATCCTAGTATGTGGTGATGATCCGCTTTCCATGTTTTAATAATATAGTTTTTAACGGCTTTGTAGTCTTTTGGATTGAAATTGGTTTGTGGGTCGCCAAGAACCATGGCTTTTTGAGCCCTAGGATTTAGAAGGTCTTCATGGGCTCTCCAGCCAGAACGTTCATAACTTTGTCCGTCAGCTTTTAATCGAGCTGGCTTGAGTTTTTCGACAAGATTTGGGCTTATTGTTGATAAACCTGAATGTTGAAGACCATTTTTATCAAAGACATGGTTGTAAGGAACTCGTCTTGATTTAGCCATTAAAAAAGCCGCCCCTGTGCGGAGCGGCGGTATGTTTATTCGTTAGTGGACAGGTTGGCTACACGCCTTTCAGGCTCACGCCGTTGATCCGATTGATAATTTGATCAATTTGGGACTGAGGAACCTTCCCCATTTCTCCCCTTTGAATTGCCCTGAGCAGGAGCTTGTCCTCTGCTTTATCCCTTGCTGTGTATTGGGCAATCTTGAGCGAGCTATTATTTGATACTTTTGGAAGTGCTGGAGTTTTCATCTAAGGATCAGCTTCCCTTGGAGTACTGACTCTTAAGCTTTCGCTCTTCCATAAGCTTTTTGACTGCCTTGATTCCAGACAGAGAATCTTTGGCATCAAGGAATGCCCTTCGACGCTCCATGTCAGGAGCACCCTCTTTGGGACCAGAAGTCGTGTCGCCTTTGTATTCCATTTTGCCAATGCTGAGCTTGGCGTTTTGAGATGGACCACTGCCAAAGCTGGCTCCACTCAGAGAGCCCATTTCAGTCAAGGGCTTACGTGTGTCGGAACTCTTGGCTTCGGGTTTTTTGGGTTGAGGTCTAGCAGGAGCTGGGCTTTTAACAGTCAGGGTCCTTTGTTGTGGAGCAGAGGAGGTTCCGCCATAAGACTTTCCAGCAGTCGGTGCCGGAAGTCGTGGAGCAGGAGGAGCTTTTTTGCTGGGAAATTCCGAGTCTTTACTGTTGATCGTGCTCGCGTACTTCGCGTCAAACTCACGATCAGTCAACTGAGGCTTGCTGGGTTTGGCTTTAGGTTTGGGTTTGGGCTTGGGTTTTGGCTTTGAGCTGGCCTCTGCCTGTGCAACAGTCAAGGGACGACCCCTTTCATCAGTCTTGTCTGAATAGACGAGGTTCTTTCCTGCATAGGAGAGTTCATTAGCAACCCTCTTGGCTACCTCACCAAGACGGCCTTCCCCAACATTTACTTCTTTGCCAGTCTTTGTATTGATCGTTACCCAACGACCATTACGTTTTACTTGTTTGTATTGTGCCATATTTACTGAATATGCGAAAGGATTAGATTTTCTCTAGTGGTCACTCCAAATCGATCTCTCATCCATTGGAGCCAGTTGTTTGTTCCTTTGTCGTGATTACATCTTTTACAGGCTGGTACAAGATTTCTTGTTGTTGTTTCCCCGCCATAAAAACGAGGACGCACATGGTCAAGAGTAAGGTCGTGTAAGTCATAAGTTTCTCCGCAATAGACACATTGACAATTAAAATGTTCCTTAATGGCACGTCTCCAAAGACGCTTTGCCTCTGGACTTGTCATGGTTATTAGGTTATAGATGTAATGTTCAGGACTAGGGAACAGCGGTGTCATGCCAGACGTTTGTTATTTCCATGCCCATTGCGGGCTCTGTTTTTACGTGCTGTTTCGATTTTGAGTGAGCCGTTGCGTTGGTGAGAAAGATCTCCTCCTCCTTTTCCATAGATGCCACGCTTGCGACGCTCTTTATTCAGTTCTGAGCGATATTTAATTTTGTCGGGCTGCTGGTTGTATTTCCGCATGTAACTGCGGTGCTTTGCAGCTGCCTCTGGATTCTCTTTGTAGTATTTACTTGTACGCCCTGCCATAAAGCCTCTTCTGTACAAGTTCTGGGTCAACCTTTGGCATCACAGTGGCTAGTTTGTCCAGAGGATTGCCTTCATAGGCGACGCCTGAGATGTCATTTTTTGCCAACCAGTCACAAGCTGCTTTGAGGTCAGCCGTTGTTGCTTCGCCCGACTTGATGCGTGTCAAGAACTCTTTAGTTACCAGATTATGCAGCTCGTTAAATTGATCCTCTGTGGCCTTTTTGTTAGCCATTTCTTAGTACAATTTGATCTAGTTTATTTTCGATGCGGATCATGTGATCCTCCATCTTTTGTAGTGCCGTTGCTAGTTCTTCTCGTGGCACGTACTTTTCAGCAATACGCAGTTCGATCCGATCAATACGTTGATCAATCTCCATCATCTTGGTGTTAGTACGTGTGTGAAGAGCTACGATGGCTGTAAGGGCAGCTATGGCTGCGGATACAGCGGCTTCAATCATTGGGATAAAGGTCGGAAGGTCATGTACCAACCAGTGCCTTTGCCATCTACCTCCCACCGTTTAAGCCAGTTAGCCCAGGTGTACTTAACTTCCTTTCCGCCCCTGCCAATGGTCACATAACCACCGTTGGCGTTGTCCATTTCTCCGTATGGGTCGTGGAAGATGCCATGGGTGTCAGTTGCTCCAATAAGAAGCATCCAGTGACCACCGCCTCTAGGCTTTGAAGAAGGTCCATGATGCAGGATTCCAGTTGCTACTGGGTACTCCTGTTCAAGTTCAGATAGAAGAGTCTGGTGTGTACCTGTTTGGTAAAAGGTGGCTTTGATTTTGTAATCCTTGCAGGCTCGTATTTGAGCCGTTGACTGGGTTGTGTCTCCGTATTTAAGAACAACCTTTAGGTAATCATCATCTGCATTACTACCCTTAAGGGCATCAGGCAGGAGATACTTGATGGCCATAGCACATGTTGAGCTAAAGCACATCCGATCTCCATGCCTGGTTGCACTATCGGTTTGAGGGTAATACTGCTTCACCGGAAGCAGCACCATGATGATCAACCCCCAAGAGTATCTTTGATCTTTTGGATCTGATCGTCTTCTTTACGGAGGGGCTTCAGGGCGTTAATACCACTGAGGATGACCTGAACAATGCTGTTCTCCTTGAGTTTGCTGTTGCCAACAACCTCAGAACCCAGAAACAGGCCAAGGAAAAGAAGGGTCTCGTAGGAGACTTTAAGTCCGAGAAAAGTAAGCATGATAGTAAAAGGGGTGTAATTTACCAGGGGACACCTGAACCAGTCGTAGGCGTCCGTTGTTCGTCGATTTGAGCTTGAAGAGCTGCTTGGATTTCTAGTACCTTTTCATCACCAAACTTGTTGGCAACCCAAGAAGCAACGGTAAACTCATCAAGATCTCCATAAGGAATCATGGTGTCAGGATCAGGCGCTTCAAGACCAATGCTGCCGTATGCGCCGCTGTTGTAAGTACCGTCACTAGCGGTAATGGTGTAGTGAACTGTGGTAACCACGCCATCAGCAAGGTTACGTTCCAGGTTTGCTACTTTCCAAGCGTAAGTGGTGTCAGACATGAGTAATAATTGTTGAAAAAGTGTAGTCAGTTAAAGGTGGACTGCAACACCTTTTAGCTAGTTGGGATTAGAGGTTTGGAGTTGAGCCTTTAGCGCATCAACCTCAGCCGACAACTCCTTAACGGCGTTGACTAGTACAGGAACAAGCGCGACATACTCCATTGCCAGCATGGTCGGAGCGCCTTCTGGTTCGCCTTCAATGTGATCGCCGGTGTCATATACGCTTTCGGGAACCAGTGGCTGCACTTGCTGGGCGATAAAGCCGATTTTTTCTGCTTCTGGCTCGGACTTTAATGAATAACGAACGGTTTCAATCTGTTTAAGCGTGTCAAGGCCGTATTCAACGGGACCAATAATGTTTTTGATGCGCTCATCAGATGTTTGTTGTCCAACAACCGTGCCGCTGGTAGTACCGATATTAGAAGCGGTTACTGAAATGCGGAGGACACTAGAGTTATCAACCCATACGTAAGTATTTGTACCATCTTCACGGTCAAAATCTATGTAACTACAAGGATTAGTGATTCCAGCGTGCTTATAAATCCCTATAAATCCACGTCGGGAGCCCCCAATAAAACTAAATCCTACTATGTCCCCATTTGCAAGACTATCTGAATCGGTTTCAACAACACATCGCCCACTATCTTTATAAACATCCAGCTTTTCTGTTGGATAACGCCCTATACCTACGTTGCCATTCCGGTCAATCGTCACTTGTTCATTCGGCGTGCTCGATCCGTCGGGGGTTGTGCTAAAAATCAGCCTGCCCGGCGTATCGTCAGAACCGGGGGGTGCGTCTATTTCTGCCTTGATGGACGCAACTTGAGAATTAAGATCTGTGCCATCTGCTGCGGCAAAGATGATCGCTCCTACATTGTCATCATCATTTACTGCGTTGTAGCTGCCAACAGTTGTCCCACGAGATTTGCCCAAAACAAGAAGGGGACCTAGTGCATCGTCCCCGTAATAAGCGCCACCAAACACACCTCTACTTGTAGAGTGAGCTTGGATCAGGCATTGGGCGGGTCCTAGCGTAGTGCTTGTATCCGTGCCCGCCAAGAGCCTACCGGAGCTGTCGAGGCGGGCTTTTTCTTGTGCCTGCGTAAAGAACAGCATTGCATCATCGCTGTGCAAATATCGAATTCGACCTGCCGCAGCGCCGGAATCCCTAAAGAAAATATCTCCCTGTCCACTTGTTGAATCAGAAAAAATCGATAAAGCGGGATCGGTGCCATATACGACAAGCCTATCTGGAGTGCTAGTAGTGCCAATCCCTACGTTGCCTGAGCTGTCGATGCGGAGGCGTTCAGATCCTGCCGTATCAACTCGCAAATAATCTGAAGCGTGGTTGTAGTAAATAAGTCCAGCTTGCTCGTCTCCAGAATCGCCAAATGCGATGCGTGCGTCGGTAGCACTGCCAAAAGTTAAACCTACTTGTGTGGCATTTTCAATAAATACTT